AGTATTACGTTGAAGAATAGAAAGTGAGGTTAGGAGAATGAAAGCTTTGAAGAAAAGAAAAATCAGAAAAGCAATTGCTCGTCGCACAAAAGAGGTGGAGAAGTATCAAGTTAATAAAGCTTGGAGAAACATCTTTGTACAAGCTGGCATTTTAAAGTAAAGCAAACAGAATATAGTCCGGCTAGAAAACTAGAGGACACCAATTCATTAAAGCGGCAATTAAGGCTGTTTTAGGAATAGGTGTCTTTTTTATTTTGAAAAGGGAGATGGGGAAATGAAGGCACTAAGAGATCAATTACGTGAATGGAAAAAGCAATCCAAGCAAGGAAAGAAGAAAAAACAGAAAAAAAGAAAAGAAAAATTAAGTACTCGTGACATTGAAGATTTAATGGGAATTCGTGGACCACGATATGAACGAAGACGTGGAGCATTAAGACAAAAGTAATATAAAAATAAAGAGGAGTGGTCTTACATGACTAAACAATTATCTTTCTTACCAAAAATCGATAGAGCAGCAACGCAGAAAAAATTAGAAGGTGTTCTGGAAAGCGTACGTTTATATAGACAGTTTGGAATGATGCGTGAAGAAATGAAAGTCACTCCTTCTTATGAAATTAGATATCACGGACCTACAAATGATGTAGGAAAGCCATTAGAAGATGTCGCAATGGCTAATATACAGCAAAGTAAACGAGAAGAGTGGATTAAGCAAACGTCATTTCGCATTGACCAGTTTCTTAGTCGTTTAGGCAATGGGCGTGCTGGAAAGGACCAAAGAAACATTATTATTAAGCGTTATTTAGAAGATGAAGATGTATGCGATTATATTGTATATAACGAACTTGGCATGAGTGAGCGTACTTATCGACGCGTTAAGGCTAGAGTGTTTTATAAACTTGCTTTTGCTCTTAGATTAGAAGTTTATGAGACTGAAGAAACTGGAGGTAATGAATAATGAATTTTGTTCAGCCGATACGTGATCCAGAGAAAATACAGCAGCTAAAAGATTATTTTAAGGAGAAGAGCTTACGTAATTACATTCTCTTCATTATGGGAATCAATACAGGCTTAAGAATCTCTGACATTTTGAAATTGAAGGTAGGAGATGTCAAAGGTAGTCATATATCGATGAGAGAAAAGAAGACAGGAAAACAGAAACGAATACAAATTACTGCAGCATTGAAAAGAGAACTTAAATGGTTTATTGAAGAAAGAGAAGATAATGAGTACCTATTGAAAAGTAGACAAGGTAGAAATCGTCCAATCGGTCGTAGCATGGCATATAAGATATTAAGTGAAGCAGCGGCGGAGTTTGGATTAGACGAAATAGGAACACATACGCTGAGAAAGACGTACGGCTATCATATGTACATGCAAACAAAAAACATAGCATTACTCATGGAGATATTCAATCATTCGTCAGAGAAGGTCACATTGCGTTATATAGGGGTAAACCAAGATGCAATGGATAAAGCAATGACTAGATTTAAAATCTAAGCATTGCTTTTTCTTTTTAAATCTATACAGTTACTCATAAATTTTGTACTGTGTAACTCAAAAGGGTCAGTTTAATTAAGTCAATGATATCAAGGGATTTGGCGAAGGGGTCAGTTACACACAATATAAGATATGGGTAACTCATTAAGATAAAGTACATAAGAGTGGATAATAAAAATAAGTGGCAGACTCGTGACCGATTTTTGGCAGGAAATGTGCCGGCTGTTTTGGAATCAACGTGATATATTTGTATTGTGAGAAGTGGCGGAAAACATGACTCACTATGTTGTTTCTAAATTTCTAAATGGTTCGTAATGACGGCAAATAAAATCCGAAACCAGCAGATGGTAGTGATTGAATGATACCGTTATTAGGGAGATCTTTTGCTCTTCTTTGAGCTAACAACATCCTAGGTAGACGGACTGAGGGAGCCTGATAAGCGGACTGATAGTGTCTGTCGTGGTTGTTAGCTGAAAGAAAGATAAAACTTCACATACCGTAATGAAAAAACAAATAAGTAATCCATAGTAAAGCATCCATTCGGGTGCTTTTTATTTTAGAGGAGGATGAAGGATGACTTGGTTAAGCTTCTTTATTGGATACAGTACGGGAATGATGATTGCTTTATGTATCATGAAAGCTTGTATGGAAGCTAAGGAAGTGCACGAGGTGAGTGACATAGATAAGTTAGTATTAAAAGAAATGGAACAGCTGAAAGCAATTAGAGAAAACAAGGAGTGAGATGAGAATGGAGAAGGAGCAACCGTTATTAGCCATTACATTGTCGGATATAGATTCGGTACCAGTAGTTCAGTACAAGGGCAAGCCGATAGATAATAAGATACGTGTGAGTGTTGATTGGGTTACGAATACAGATAAGCTTACAGATGGGACATACATTCATATCGAACATGTGGAGCCGGATGAAGTACGCGGCAACACAAAGATCATCCAACATAATCATCCTATTGTTAAAGGTACATCGGATATAACATGTTACTGAAGATATGTAGATGTGGTAAGACAGTACCAATGGAACAAGGTATGTGCGAGGCATGTGCTGTTGTCGCTGAAGAAAGAAGGAAGCAAAGGCATAGAGATTATAAAGCGAAGCGAACGGATACAGACAACCAGAAGTTCTATAACTCAAAGCCTTGGCGAGTAACTAGAGAAAGCGTAAAGGATAGAGATAATGGTTTGTGTCAGTTGTGTTGGAGTGAGAACAAGGTTAAACCAATGAACACGGTACATCACATTATTCCTTTAGAAGAGAATGATCGGTTAGCTCTGGTAAGAAGTAATTTGATTTCGTTGTGTGAGAAATGTCACCAGAAGGTTCATAAGTTATATGACATTAGTACGGAGAAGTACAGTGCGCAGAAGATGTTAAGAAGCTTGATAGGGTAGGGGGATAGTAAAAACTTTTCAAGGAGGGCGACGAGTCGCCGGGTGGTCTTTTTTTTCGCGAAAACTCCCTAAATGAAAATTCCGAAAGGAGGAAGGTGAATGGCTAGACCGAGAGAACCTGTTGATTTAGTTGTACTAAAGGGAAAAAAGCATTTAACAAAAGCAGAAATTGAAAATCGTAAATCAAAAGAAATTAAGGCGCCTAGTGATAAAATCAGGGCGCCTTCTTATTTGCCGAAAGATTTAAGAAGAGACTTTAAAAAAATATCTGATGAATTAATCAGGATTGAAATTATGTCCAATCTTGATGTTGATGCTTTAGCAAGATTTTTAATAGCAAGGAAAATGTATGTGGAAATTACAAATGCTATGCTTGAACTTAGTCCGTTAGAAGAAGTGGTGGATGTAAAAAAAGATCCGGAAGGTAACATCATATCTGAAAGAACATACACCGTATCAAATGATGTTTATTCAGACTTACTTATAAATCAAGACAAACTTTTTAAGCAATGTAGACAAGCTTCCAGTGATTTAGGCCTAACAATTACATCAAGATGTAGATTAGTAGTTCCAAAAGAAAACGATGAAAAGCCTAAAAATAAATTTAATAAGTTTATGTAGGTTTGTTATATGAATAGAGTCACACAGTATGCTCTTGATGTATTAGAAGGTCGAGAAATTGCAGGGAAGTACGTTAAGTTAGCTTGCCAAAGGCACTTAGATGATTTAGAAAAAAGTAAATTAGCGCCGTTTGTTTATTATTTCGATGAAGAAAAGGCAGACCGGTTACTTGAGTATGCTGAAACTTTAATGATAGGTGAAGGTGAAGAGATATCACCACTTATCTTAGCGGAATTCCAAGCGTTTATTTTCGGATCATTGCATGGTTGGGTCCATAAAGAAACGGGTTATCGTAGATTTAGAAGTAGCTATGTTCAAGTGGGCAGACAAAATGGTAAATCCATGATGAATGGTGTATTAGGGACATATTATAGTAATTTTGATGGCTATAATTATGCTCAAGTATACTGTACAGCTACGAAACAGGACCAAGCAAATATAGTTCTCAAAGAAATGATTAAGTTCATTGAAACCGATGAAGATTTAAGTGAATGTTTCAAGGTGAAAGAATATAAGAATACCATTGAAGCACTTGTAACAAACGGAGTTGTTCGTGCTCTTGGAAGAGATACGGAAAGTATTGATGGATTCCGTTCTTATCTTGGTATTGTGGACGAATATCATAAACACCCTACAAATCAAATGTATAAATTATTGGAGGGTGGAACAACAAAATTAAAAGAATGCCTAATATCAGTTATCACAACAGCAGGATTTGATTTAAATAGCCCTTGCTATGAGTTATATGAGGACTGTTGTAGACTCCTTGAAGGTGTATACGAAGACGAAAAACAGTTTGTATACATTGCTCAATTGGATAAAGATGATGATATTTGGGATTCAAGTAATTGGATAAAGGCAAATCCGTTAGTAGCAAGAGATGAAGAAGGAATTGAAACCCTAGAAACAATGGCAAGCGCAGCAAAACGTAGGGGTGGAAGTGAACTTCGTAATTTCCTTACAAAGCATTTAAATATTTGGGTGCAATTTACAGACAACCAATATATGAACATGGAGCACTGGAAAAAATGCGCTTCAG